GTCAATTTCGCCCGCTGGTGATAACTAATTTTTTTTCAATGATTTCAATAAATACCTAATACCTATTTTTAAAAAATGGCCACTCAACAGCAAGTAGCAGATCATTTATTTTTCCGAGAGCCCAAGTCTGTTCGAGTTTTAATATCCAAGGGTGTCTTACCAGCGGCGGCTACCAGAGCTGGATTGGACTTGGATATATGCAGAGAGGCTTACATTCGGTATCTCCGCTCTGTGAACTCAGGACAGACCGAACCGATTGTCAACGACGAAGATAAAGAAAATTTCACATTGCTTCTTGAGAAAGAGAAATGGCGGGAAAAGAAGAGGCAGAATGATGAGGCTGAAAATTTAATCGCGCCAATAGCTTTACTTGTCGAAGCTCTTGAAAAAACCGGTGTTGAAATAATACAAATTCTTGATATGATAACACCTAACATGAAAAGAAGATGTCAGGATTTCAGTGCCGTTCAAGCTGAAATTTTGAATAAAGAACTGATAAAATGCAGAAATTTAATCTCTAAAATCGAAATAAATTTACAGAATGAATCTTGATAACGTAAAACACTCTGTATCATCTGCGTTGCAAATTTACAAGACCCGGGAATTTATGACGTGTAGCGAATGGGCCGATAAATATTACTATATGTCTCCTGAATCTTCGTCTGTTTCTGGTAAATGGACATGTCTACCGTACCAAAGAGATATTTTAAACTTGGCTGGTGATGACCGCTGTGAACAATTGAGTTTGATAAAACCTCGGTGTATCGGTTACACTGAAATGTTAAAAATTATCATTGGTTATTTTATAGAATACAAAACTAGAAACAGTCTTATTTATCAACCTACTGAAGCCAACGCCAGAGATTTTACTGTTGACTCAATTGACACGATGATCAGAGACGTTGAACAATTACACGAATGTTTTAAAGGTGTTCCCGGTGTTAAATCAAAATATAATACATCCAATAAGAAAGTCTTCAAGGGGTGCATACTTGATATTAGAGGCGGTACGACACCGGCCAACTATCGCAGGATGAGGAAAGAGGTTGTCGGTTACGACGAATGCGACGCTTTCCCGGTTGACATAGGAGGTGAAGGAAATTGCTTCAAGCTCGGTGACGGTAGGTTAGACGACGCTTCGTTTCCGAAATCCATTCGCGGTAGTACCCCCGGTATCAAAGAATTATCTTTGATTGAACCAGCAGTCGAAGAATCTGACATTGTGTTAGAACGATATGTCCCGTGCCCCCTGTGTGGTTTTTATCACGTTTTGAGATTCGCGAATTTGGTTTTGGAAGATGCTGAATTTGAATGTCCATCCTGCAAGGGTAGGATAACCTATGACAAACTTCCTTCCATGGACTCGGAGGGTTATTACGGAAACGACGAAGGTGTCAGGCTGGATCCCGATTTGGTTAAATTTTTCGATAAAGAAGGTATCGAAGTACCGTTCCCGAAGAAGATTGGAATAAAGTTGTGGATAGCCTACAGCTATTTTAAACATTGGTCGTTTTTTTGTCAGGAATGGGTTTCAGCGTCAAAAAAATCGAAATCTGGTGACGTTACAGATTTGAAAGCTGTAATCAACACAATGCTCGGTGAAACATGGATTGAGGAAACTGAATCCACAGAGGCTTCTGCATTCGATCACCTGATTTGTGATTACACCTGTGAATCAGGTATACCAAATGAAGTTTTAGTTATCACGTGCGGTGTTGATATTCAGGGTGGAAAAGACTCTCGTATCGAACTTGAATTTTTAGGTCATGGACTCGACAATAAGACTTGGTCTATAGATTACAAGGTTATAAACGGTGACACAACACAAGATGACGTTTTTTATCATCTTGATGACCAATTTCAAAGAGTTTTTCATCGACTTGACGGGAAAGCCGTACCAGTGTCTGCGGCTTTTGTCGATTCCGGTTATTTAACAGACCGTGTTTACAGATACTGTGCTAAGCGCAAGAGATTTAACATCTTTGCAACTAAAGGTGTTATTACTGGTACAATTCCTAATAAAGGTACATGGGTCGGTGACAAAAAATCTGGTACGCGCTGTATTCTTAGAAGTGTAAATGTATTCGATTGTAAAACGATTTTTTACAAACGAATTAAAAAAGCTAAAGATTCCGGTAAATGTCATTTTCCCAACAATTACCCAGAAAAATATTACTTACAACTTGCAAATGAGCGCAAATATGCTAAAGTGGTCAAAGGTAGAATAGTCGGATATTTTTGGGATGTAAAAGACTCATATACAGGGAATGAAGCCCTTGATTGTCGATGTTATGCGATGGCGGCATTTAATTATTTGAATGTTAATATGTCAAGAGTTGAGGAAAGATTATGATACAGGACACTGTAAAGCTGGATTGGAAAAAACTGGAAGAATACCCAATTGATAAAACTCATGAGGCTGTTTTATTATATTGTTCTTTCAATGAGGCTATCGTTCAAGGTCATCTGAACGAAGATTATGAATGGGTGCCTGCACATGGAGACCGTTATGACTGCTGGATGCCAACTCATTGGACAAATTTACCAAACTTTCCAAGCGAACGTTAACAAACTATCATCAACAACAAAAGATTATGACACTCGAAGAGCAGTTAATCAATGTACAAGAGGCGATTACCAAAGCCGAGCAGATGGAAGAGTACGAAATCAAAGATAGACGTATGAAATACGCTAATCTTGACGCTTTGTACAAGAGAGAAAGCATGTTACTTTCACGAATCCAACGTCGTGACGCAGCTATTTACGGGAATCGTGCTTGGAGAATTGCTAAGTATGAAGATTGAAGAGATAATCAAGTTTATATTCCCTGGGTGGGCCGCACAGAGGGCTAAAGATCACCTTCGTGTTCAAGCGTCTGAAGCATGGCGCGGTGCCTCGCGTCGTAAAATAACTTTTGACGGTTTGAATACTTCTAATGGTACAGCAGACGATGATTTGCGTTGGGATTTGCAAGAGTTAAGAAATCGTTCTGGGCATTTGTTCAGAAACAACGCTACAGCAAGAGGTGCGATAAACACAAAGATCGTAAGCGTGGTCGGCAGCGGATTAAGACTTCAGTCTCAGATAGAAGGTGCCGATTCTGAGCAATACGAAAGTAGAATAGAAGAAGAGTTTAAACTATGGTCTTCCAGAAAGTACGAATGTGATGGTCGAGGTCAGTCTAATTTTTATGAACTTCAATCTCTGCTTTTTCAAAGCGTTTTAGAACGCGGTGATTGCTTTGTTGTCTTTTCATACAACAAAAGAAAAGGAAATCGCTACGGTTTAAAATTAAATTTGATTGAAGGTGATAGAGTTTCAAATCCTAACGGACAATCTGACACAGATGACCTGTCGATGGGTATAAAATACGACAAATCTGGTTGCGCTATCGGTTTCTGGTACTCAACGTCGAATCGATACGGTTCTGTGAAAAAATGGACATATCAACCGTTTTATGCGCCATCCGGTAGACAAGTGGCTCTACATCTTTTCCATCAAACAAGGGTTGACCAATCTCGTGGCATCCCTGATCTTGCACCAGTCATAGAGTTATTAAAACAACTTGGTGATTTTACTGATGCGTATTTGCAAAAAGCCCTTGTGTCTGCTATTCTTTCTGTGTTTGTAAAGTCTGAATCTGGGCAAGGAATGGATGGGTTGAGTACTTTAGATCAGAACCAGCAAGCTACAGGTCGCTATAAACTCGGCAGCGGAACCGTCATTCAAGGCCTTCCAGATGAAAGTGTAGATATTATTGAGTCTGATACTCCTAATACTTCTTTTGACCCATTTGTGACAGCTATCACAAGGAATATCGGAGCAGCCTTAAATGTTCCTTATGAGGTTTTAGTCAAACACTTCACTTCATCTTATACAGCCGCCCAAGCTGCTTTTATGGAAGCATGGCGTTACTTTCGAACTCGTAGACGATTTTTGATTGATAATTTTTGTATGCCTGTTTTTGAAACCTGGCTCGACGAAGCAGCAAGTACTTATATCAATTTACCAGGTTACTCGACAGGCGATATTCTTGCTAAATCTCGTTATCAATCATGTGAATGGGTGGGTGACCCGCAAGGACATATTGACCCGCTGAAGGCCAACAAAGCTGATGAGTTAGCGGAGAAAAACAACTGGGTTTCCGGTAGTTATAACGCTTCGCTGAGAGGTCAAGATTGGAGAAAAGTAAATATCAAAAGAAAATCTGAAAATCAAATGACAGTGGACGCAGGTTTGATTTTACCGCTGGAGGGTAATACATGAAGAAAACCGCAATAAGTTACATGTCTGGGATGATCTGGGCATGTCAAGAAGATTACCTAAAAAAGATGTGTTCAATCGCTGAAAGAACACACGAAATACCAGAGAATGGTATCCACAATCGAGCGTTGGATACTTTAGGTGGAATGAGATATGGTGATTCTCACATTGCCGAAACTTTCGGTTCTACAGGGGTTGTTCATATAACCGGGCCTATTTTCCGTTACGCCGGGCTGTTCACTGAAATTTCAGGAGCGACAGCTATAGGCAGGGTCGCTAAGGTTTTTTCGGAAATGCAACAAGATGAATCAATAGAGCATATTATTTTAAACATTGACAGCCCTGGTGGTGAAGTCACCGGGATTTCCGAATTCGCTCAGCGTGTGAGAAACTCAACAAAACCTGTGACGGCATATGTCGACGGAATGGCAGCATCCGCTGCTTATTGGATAGCATCCGCTGCTGGCAAAATTGTAATGAATGATACATCTTCTGTTGGTTCTATAGGTGTGGTCATTACTGTTTATCGTAGTGATAAAGATGAAGAATATACCGAATTTGTGTCTAGTCAGTCGCCAATGAAAAGACCTGATTATGATTCTGAAGAGGGAAAATCAGAAATACAATCAAGAGCCGATCAGTTAGCTGCCGTTTTTGTGGCTACTGTTGCCGAAAATAGATCGACTACTGTTGAAAATGTCTTGATAAATTTCGGAAAAGGGGGTATCAAAATAGGTGAACAAGCTGTATCTGCTGGAATGGCAGACGAAATAGGGAATTTTGAAGATTTAATCAACAATGAGGAAAAGCGTATGAGTGACAAAAGTCTTGACATTAAAGGTGCACCGACAACTACAACCCCTCGTGTTTTGACGGTCGATTCTGTTAAAACAGATCACCCGGACATTTTTGCTGCTATTTTCGCAGAAGGTGTCAGAGCTGAAAATGATCGTGTAAAAAGTGTTCAAGCGCAATCATTTCCTGGTCATGAAAAATTAATTGCTGAAATGATTGCGGATGGAAAAACTACCGGTTCTGAAGCAGCAATTAAAATTTTGGCGGCTGAGAGAGAGGGTAAGAAAAACACAATCGCTAACCTTGCTGTCGATCTTCCGAAACATGTAGAACCTCAGTTTGATGATTTAGAAGATGATTCTGCAAAGACTGGCGAAGAACTTTGGAAAGCTGAATGGGATTCTTCCGTCTCTCTTCGTGATGAATTCAGCGGCGAATTCTCGACCTATATGAGTTATAAGCGAGCTGAAGAATCTGGAAAAATTAAAATGCGCAAAGGAGAATAAAATATGACAACACTTGCTGCAAACGTTCAACGTTTTTATCAGATCGGTGATAACGAGGATTATCCTATCATTGCCGATGATATTATTTTCGAGGGTGCTGCTGTTGGTGAGAATGCTTCAGGTTATGCCCGCCCTCTCGTTGCTGCCGACCCTTTCTTAGGTTTTGCGTACGCAAACTGTGACAATACCGGCGGTTCCGCTGGCGATCTAAACGTAACTGTCAAAACTCGCGGAAAGGTTGTAGTTCCTGTTGTTGGCGCAGCGGCGATTACAGCGAACGACCGTCCAGCGGTATACGCTTCTGACGATAATACTTTTACCCTTACGGCTGCCGGCAATAGTCTTATCGGTTATGTAAGTCGTTGGATTTCTGGGACAAATTGCGTCGTTGAATTTGACGCTCTTGCTGTTAAAGCAGCACTGCAAGCGTAATACAGGAGAATAAATATGCCTCAAAAATTTAATAAAATTACAAGTCGCCAGGTGATCGGTTGGTTTTATGAAGCCCTTGATACTGCTGTCGATGCTACCTGGCTCGATCAAGTTTCCAGTTATTTTCGGTCAGATCAGAAATCAGAGGAGTATCCTTGGCTCGGTCAGGTACCTAAAATGCGTCTTGCTGTTGGTGGTAGACAGGCAACAGGTCTTTCTGAGAATTCTATTATCGTGGTGAATGAACGATATGAAGCCACTCTTGAATTTGATCTCGACGACCTTCGTCGTGAAAAGACAGACCAGACCCGTACACGAATTCAAGAACTTGCCGATCAGAGTATATTACATTTTACCGAGTTGGCATCTGATGCAGTGTTGAACGGTGCATCGACACTGTCTTACGACGGTCAATACCATTATGACACTGATCATGCAGAGGGTGATTCTGGCACACAGAGCAATTCGATTACCACAGATATTTCTGCCCTCCCCGCACTGGTACATGGTACAACGACTGCACCGAGTCCTGAAGAACTACAACAGGCTGTTCTCAAGTCTGTCAATCAATTGATCGGATTTAAGGACGACCGAGGACGAGCTATGAACAACAACGCCCGCTCTTTCTTGGTAATGCTTCCTGTTTCTTTATGGATTACCGCCCTCAACAGTCAATTGATGCCTCGGAATGCCGGAACTTCTGTTCAATTGGTGGCACCGGGTATGACGGTCGACATCGTTCCTAATGCGAATCTTTCCGCATGGACTGATAAGTTCGTGACTTTCAGGACTGACGCGAGAACGAAAGCCTTTATTCGTCAGGAAGAAACAGATCTGATGTTGAAGGTAAAAGCAGAAGGGTCTGATTTTGAGTTTGATTACAATGCTCATCAGTACGGTGTTGACACAAACCGAGGTATCGGAAACGGTAGATGGCAAAACGTTGTCCTCAATCAATTGGTATAATTATGGAAACTATCATTGTAGATAAGCCTATAACTTTTAACGTAGGGGCAAAACTAAGATTGTCCGTTCAACAGGTTGCCGCTCGTCCTCTAAGTCTCGCCCCCGTGAAAGGCGAAGAAGATGTGTATCACGTAATGAGCAGAGTTGTTTTCAAACGCGGTGAAGAGATTGGAATCGAAGAGGACAGCGTGAAGAAACGATCTGATGAAGAGAAAATCGTTCGACCTAAACATCGAACTCAGACTAAAAAACGATTGTTGAAAAGTCAGGTGGAATCGGAAGTAAAATTTGCACCTGAAGAAGACCCTGTCGATTCTGAACCTGAAGAATAATGTTTACTGAAGATTTAACTCCGTTTTTCTCAATCGAAGATTTCGGGGTTAACATATCATTCGACAATCCAGACAGGCGGGAACCTTCGGCTTTTGGTTCCGCTCTGTCTTTGTCTGCTGACACCCTTGTCGTTGGTTCCCGCCTGTCTGATTCTGATAACAAGGGTGTTGTTTTTGTTTTCGAAAAAACTGTCGATAACACATGGGAACAGCAGACATTTTTGCAACCATCTGGCTTATCCGCGAATGCTCATTTCGGACAATCTGTCTCTATCGAGAATGACACCCTTGTTGTTGGTTGCCCTGGTGAAAACAGCGTTTACATCTATACTCGTGCCAACGGCGTATGGAATTTTTCTCAGAAGATTGAACCAGACGATGCCGTAGGTAGTTCTTCGTTCGGTTATCATGTAGCTATTTCTGGGGACTATCTTACAGTATCAGACCCTTACGATGACAACTACAAAGGGGCTGTTTACGTCTATTACCTATCAACTACGTGGCAAAAGGTCGCTAAGCTCATAGGTTCCGATTCTGTCAGTTTCGATAATTTCGGCCGATCTCTCGATTTCGATTATCGCACTATCGTCATTGGATGTTACAACAGTGCCGGTGATACTAAAGGTGCTGTTTATGTATTTTACAGAGATTCGGGAACTGGTTTGTCTTCTGTTTGGCTTCAGCAGGAAAAACTACAGCCTTCTGAGTTGTCTTCCGGTGATCATCTGTCATACGATTTATCATATGATAATGATTACCAAACGTTGATTATTTCTACACCAAATTATAACTTCAATTCTGGTGCGGTTTTCGTTTATACTAGATCATCTGGTATATGGGCAAAGCGCGTTGTCATCGAATCGCCTATTCCGACACCCGGGGAATACTTTGGTTATCATGTTTCGCATTACCCAGGTTCTATAATTGTGAATTCATGGGGTGACGGGGACGGGAAGTTATACGAGTATTCGGGTAGCTCTTCTTCGTGGTCGTTGACGAATGAATTCGCATCTGACAGTATCAACATGATCTCAGATGTGGTTTTAATTTCTTCGGACGATGAAATATTTTTCAATAACCAAGATGATGAATTCTATAGTTTTCCTTATGACGCTGGGTATCCTGACACCCCTGTACAAATTGAATATATCAGTCGTTATGGTGATTTCAAAGGAATATTCGATCACGAGTATGTAGCGGTTAACAACGGTGACTTGAGCTACGAAGGATATAAACCGACGATAATTTGCAGAACAGAAGATTTAAAAGCCGTTGACCTCGGTACATTCATGACGGTCGAAGATTTTGACCCGACTCTGAAAGTAATTTCAAATCAACCTGACGGCACAGGTGTTTCTGTGTTAATTCTGCACAAGGTATAATTATGAAAATTCTTATGGTTACGCTTGTTTTTTTGTTCTTGGTAGCTGGATGTGCACCGCAGAATATTTATCCTTCGTCTGAACCGACATTTCGTTTACCGGACGACGTTCTGATTGCGACAACATGAAAAAATCAATAATATTGCTAATATTATTGATGCCTTCTCTTGCGCTCGCACAACCAGACGATTATCGAGAAGTACAAGCAAGAATGGAAGTTAGACTTGATACATTAACGACATTGTTGACAGAAGCTCGTCAAAATATCGCGTCAACTGACAAACGATTCGCAGAGGCGTTAGTTCAAGTACAAGGTTTAAGTATGGAACTAAAGAATTTATCTTATCAGGTTCAGGAAAACAAACAGACCCTAAAAGGTGTTGAAATCTATGTGGCGGATTCAAAAAAAAAAATTGATTTAATGTATTTCATGTTCAATTTGTTTTTCGGTGCTGTTTCGTTCTTTGGTTCACTCGCTGCTTTAATCTTTGCTTTTGTCAAATGGCAGTTTATAAAAGCATCAACATTGACTATAATTAGGAGATTGAACAAATGAAGAAAACTACTATTATTCAGCATTTTGTTTTTTGGCCGATGGTATTTCTGTACGCCTATCTTTCATTTCTTGCGAGCACGAACGTAAAGTTGTCATTTTTCGGTTTGTTATTGACTGCCGGTATTGGTACACCTGTTGCTCTGTATTTCGATAAATTGCGTCGTTATTTCGCAAACGTAAGGTATCGTCAAGGCCGCTTACAACGCACTGGTGACGGTGGTGAGGATTGTTGGACAGTTATTGTTGAGAAATATTGGATTTCCTTCTGGCAATACCCCTTGTGGCATTTCATCCGACCGTTTACAGCGTGGGAAGTAACCGTAGATTGTGGCGGGTATTCTCCTGGCTCTGTTCGTAGCGGCGAGCGAGCTTTAGGTTTTATTGCGCAGCATGAAAAGTTTTGCGTGAAGATCGGGCACAACGATTTTGCCCCTAAAGCAGCCGGTGAAAAAATTGAACAACTCATCGATAAAATTGTTGCAGCTAATATCCCTATTAGTATTAGCATGCTTTTAACTGAAGCGTATGAGACAGAAGGTTACTTGACCGATCACGATAGATTGACATTGATAGGACTGTTAATTTTAGAAAGAGACGGTCTCCAATTTGCATAACAAAATACGATGAACCCAGCGGAAGCAGTTTTATGGTTGACCCTTAACTGCATGAAAGAGGGACCATTTGAACCACCGAAAGCACAACAAGCGATCTCTCATGTTGTGCTCAATCGTGCGAAACGCGCTAACAGTTCTGTTGCTACAGAACTTCTCCGAAGAAAACAATTTTCTTGGACAGTCACATCTAAACACAGGTGGGTTATAGATTTAAAGAACCCGCCTGTGTTTGCTGCTTACACTCAGTGCTTGTCGTCTTCGATGAAAGCGTTATCCGAAAACGATTTCACAGGTGGTGCAGAATATTATCACAGATACGACGTAAACCCTTTGTGGGCGAAAGAAAAAAATAAAATATCAAACCGTTATGGCGGCGTTCACATTTTTTACAGAGATAGCAATTCCATTTGCGATTACTGTAAAAAGCCTGTAATATATGACGTAAACAAATATTCGGTTGTTGTAAAAAATGCGAACGCCGAAGCAATTCCGAAAATCGAGATTGCGCCAGAAGAAAGAAAGATCGTTATGTTGACACCTGACTCAAAGAAGACCCCTGTGGCTGTTGAGAAAACTAGCAACGACGGTGTAAATTATTTGATTCTTATACTAGGAAGTTTGTATTTATGAGTCACGCAAAAACCCAAATTCGACAGGCTTTTATCGACCTGCTGATGAACAATACTGCCGCTGGCGCAAACGTTTTGGATCGGCGTAAACTACCGATCAATGTTTTGCCTGTCATAGGTGTGTATTCGGCTTCCGAAATGATTGATAAAACTGAAGGTCAACAGTCTTCTTTACAGTTCAGAACGATAACAGTGCTTGTCAGGGCACAGATACGATACACGAACGAGCTTGAAGATGAGATTGATGCACTTCAGTCTACAATTGAGGCTTTGATTTTTGCTGACAAATTTTTAGGAAATCTCGCGTATGCCAACGAACTGACAGAAGTCAACTCGACCATTGACAACAGTGGAGAAATCGAAATAGGAATACTTCAGATGACTTTCGAAGTGCAGGTGTTGACAGATGAAGGATTTCCTGAAATATGTTTAAACTAATTCAAACAGACAGGAGTACAAACAGTCATGCCGCGTAAAAAAACAGGTTTTTTTATAGAATTACCCTGTGATGAATACATGAATGTATTCACAGAGCGTGCAGTTTTTCTATGTGAAATAGAAACGAAAAAAGATGCGACCCCGGGAACATTAAGGGCAGTCCCGTCATATCACGTAAAGGAACCTTCAGATTACAACGGGATTGAAGTTCACGGTTTTACGGCAATGAGATTTACAGAAGTTGAAGGGCCGAGTAGAAAATTAAGCTACGATCAATACGTTGATCTTGTAGAAAAGATCAGAAATATTTGAAATGGGGTGTTTATGGCTACACAAGGTATAGGACTTTTACGAGAGCAACAAGTATTTGTGGTCAAAGAGACTGCATCAGGTACAATCGCTTACCCATCTGCTACGGATTTCATTGTGGCAGCAGGAATGGCAACACTAAAACAAACAGAGGCTTTCGAGGATTCACCAAAGATTTACAATTCTCGCGACATTACGGACGTTTGTCAAAATCAAACACCTCCTGGTGAATGGATGATTCCAGTTTTGCTGCAACCTTCTGGTGCAGCAGGCACCCCACCCGCAGAGGCTAAGTTGATGGAAGGATGGCTTGGTCAACAGACTGTAAACGCAGGAACAAGTGTGGTTTATTCTCAGACTATCGAGAAACCTTCTTACACAATTTGGGTGCGAAGCGGTCACACTGTTTTTTATGGTATCGGTGCGACGGTCAATACACCTAAGATCACATTCGATAGCAGTTGTCAGATCAAAGCAGACTTCGCTGGTCAGTTCATGAAAATGGGCTGGGCAGGAAGTTCTCAACTTTCCGCCGCCAAAACATCCGGTACAACTTGTGTTGTTGATGACGCTAAGTTGTATACGGTTGGGTCAATGATTTATTTTGTCAATGCTGCCGGTACTACGATCGACGATAACACAGGTTCTGGGTACACTGTTACCGGTGTGAATACCACGACAAACACCCTGACTTTTTCCCCAGCAAGCGGAACCGCGTTTGCTGTTGACGATTGGGTTAAAGGTTTCTTACCTGATGGCACCGAGGTCGGAACCGGACCTGTCAAAGCGCGCACAGGTATCGTATCGATTGACGCAGTAAACATTAAAACTCGATCTTTCACAATCAACAGCACTGACAATATTAAATATCTCGACGATGAACGAACAGACTCCGGTTATCCTGAATCTTATGTTGAAGGCACCCGCAATCTCACTGGTGATATGTCTTTGTATTTCCGTGCACCAGATTTGGCCCTTTATCAAGATGCTAGAGATAACGAGTATAAAGTATTAGCTTTCAATGTCGGCAACACTGCCGGTGCTCAGATAGAATTTGAAATGCTGCGAACACAGATTGAAATGCCGGAGATTGAAAACGCTGACCCGACTCTCGGAATTAAAGCTAATTACCGAAGCATTGGTACTTCTGGTGAAGATTCTATGACTGTAACTTATACTTAATATGAACTACAGAGCTGAAGCAATCAGAAAGAGACTGAAATTGACACTCAGGCAAGAAAAAGATATGGTGCAGGCAATCAAAAACAAAGCTGAAGCTGAAGAAACTTCAGCTTTTAACGTAGCGTACTATGTGTATTTTGTTTGTTGCATGTCAATGTATCCGACGAATTACGAACAAATTATGAAAAATCTTGCTGTTTGATTGCTGTTAGTGTATATTGCATCTAATCGTGTCTGACTCCCTGTTTCGACGAACTGCGATCGATTCACAGTCAGACCTTCTTGTTATCAATATTTCAAAGGTGCAAAAAATGTTCAAAACAGAAAGTATCGAAGTTAAAACTACCGGCGGATTTGTTTTCAAAAATCGCTCCCCCGTGGAAGTCGCAAAACTGGTTGATAAAATTAAGGCGTTGAATCCGCAGGTTGGTTTTTCCGAGTTTACCGAACTTGTAACAATGGAAGGATTCGCGGATAGTCTTGTTGATTGGTCTGTGAAAGAGGAACTAACCCGCGAGAATGCTATCGAATTTTATAAGTCTTTCAAATCTTTTGCTCAGTCTCAGCTTCAGGAAGCGAAGAAACTCATTGAAAGTGAGACCAATGAGCAATTAAAAAACTTACTGACTGGACGGAATGGCGATGTCGCCCAGGTAGAGTAACAAATTGTGAAGAATGCAGAGACCTCTGGGGAGACGAAACACAGTGTGAAGGTTGTTTTGGCAGAGAATCCCTGCATTCTTCCAACATAATCGCCGTCAACATTTTCACAATTTGCTTGAGATTATCGAGAGATAGAACTTTAAATCTACAAGACATTGTAGCAACCTGTGAAAGTTTGGGCGCATCAGATCAGGACTTCTACAAGATTGTCAATGTAATAGTACCGAAATATTATGAAATCTTACAGGAAACGAAAAGATAGATGGCCAACGATATTAATATTATTATCGGGGGTGACGTACGACAATTAGAAAGAGCGATGGACGATGCTGTAAGACGTGTCAGATCAAGCACCGACACAATGTCAAGCAGCATCAGCGGTTTTCAAAATTTATTAATTGGTGCGTTTTCTCTTGATAAACTAAAAGAAGGTTTAGATTTTGCGACGACGTTTGATGACAATTTGCGTCAAGTTCAAGCTGCTGCAAAATTAACAGCGGAACAATTTGAGGTCATTAAGCAGAAGGCGTTAGAACTAGGTGCGGAACCTGGTCAAACACCCGAGATGATTGCCGCTGGCATGGCCGACGCTGCCCGCGCTGGTCAAAACTTCAATCAAATCTTAGATTCTATCAGTGGTACAGCAAAATTAGCAGCAGGCAGTGAGTTAAATTTTTCAGAAGCAACAGAAGCATCTGTTGATATTTTAGCTCAATTCGGGCTTACATCTAAAGAAACCGCTGGCTTGACAGATGTTCTCATTGCTGGTGCAAACTCGGCTTCTGTCAAGGTTGGTCAACTCGCTGAATCTTTCAAATTTGCAGGCTCTCTGTCTCACGTTCTAGGCGAATCTGTAATCGATACAGAGGCAGCTCTCCTCGTCCTGGCGAATGCAGGTTTGAAAGCTGAACAAGGTGGTACAGGTCTGCGCGGCGTATGGACTCAACTGATAAAACATTCCGATACGCTTCAAGAATCTTTCGGCGTGGCTGTATCCAGAATGGAGAACGGACAGAGAGTTTTCCGTTCTCTAGACGAAATAATTGGTGATCTTAGTAAGTCAGGTATTCAAGCCGACGAAATTTTCAAAATTTTCGGCAAAACTGCTGGGCCTGCCGCCGCTGTTTTGTTGCAAGCTGGACAAGACGGTTTGCTCAAATACGAAGAGCAGTTAAAGTCTGCTGGCGGTGCCGGTCAGGAAGTAGCTGAAACACTTCAAAGCGGTCTTGGTGGCTCTGTTCGTACCATTACAAGTCAGTTTCAAAACGCCGTTGTTCTATTAACTGATCAGGTTACACCCGCTATAGGGTTTGTTGCAGATAATATCTATTTGTTGAATTCTGCTGTGCTCGGCGGCATCGGTGTGATCAATACAATGCGCGAAGCATACGCGACAATGTTAGCAACGGCTGTTCAAGGAGTTTCTTACTTTGCTGAAATTTCGGATGCGATCGGCGCAACTTCTGGTCAAGCTGAACACCTGCGCCAAGTGTCTGCTGATTTCACATATGTCGCAGGACAGATGGGTGATCAGGCGGGTAAAGCGTTCAGTGACATGGTTGATAGTATCGGTGCAGCAACTGACGCTCAAGAAAAACATAAAGAAGCAGTTGATCTGACTGCTCTCAGCTACAAGAAAGATGCAGAAGAACACGACAAACGAGTCGAAGACATCATTGACGGCACTGAAGAAATGTCAAAGGCAGAGGTCAAAGCTACTAAAGAGCGAGAAAAAGCTCTTGATGACATGTATAAGACTCTCGATTCTCATAGTAGCGATTATTACGAACGAGAAGCCGGAAAATTATTGAATCAAGCTGATAAGTTTAGAGAGCTGGGCGGAAGTGAGATTGAAATTCAACAACACGCGTATGACGAGATCTCTAAACTTTCAGAAGCTGCTTATGCTGCTGGTAACGAATCCGCTGGTGTGTATCTTGATAATCTTCGTTCTGGATTTTCTGGTGTTACGACTTATATTTCTAAAGAACATCAAGATTTAATTGATAAATTCCAAGAACTTTCTGGTGAAACAATTGAGGTTACGGATACTACAGATTGGGAATCTATGAAAGCCGATGTTCAAGAATTAGAATATGAGATAGAGAATGTTTCCGACTTATACGTTGATGATTCTACTCCTTGGGAAGAAACTCAAAATAATATCAACGCTGTATCAGAAGACATAGATAATGTACCAGATTTAAGCATTGATGCGGATATTAATACCAATGACTTCGATACTAAAATATCAAGAATGGCTTCGCAGATTTCTAGTATTCAATCTTCTTGGAATTCTGTTTCGAATCAATCAGGTACAGGAGGTATAGGGCTCACGGTTGATCAAATATTGGCGGATTCATCTATTCTTGGTGACAAAGGTGTTTATCGAAGTGCGAAGTATGCTTATCAACATGGCAAAACTACATTTGTTTTCCAAGGGAAAGAGTATGATTTGAGTCAGTTTAATTTTTCAGGCGGCGGTTACACTGGGAATTCCCCTCGTTCTGGCGGTTTAGATGGCGAAGGAGGTTTTTTTGCAATTCTCCATCCACAAGAAACTGTAGTTGATCATACAGTTTCTGGTTCTGGCGGGAATTCTGAAGCATCTGAAATTTTTAACAAACTGTTAGCCGCTGTGAATAATATCCAATCCGGGAACAGAATAATAATAGAAAACATCACAGTGGATAAGAAAATGACTGGCGAAGAACTCGATAGCCTTGTCGAGGATTTGAGCCGTAGATCAAGAAGAGGTTGACATGAGAGACGATATATCGACCGATCTAAAAAATAAACTTGTAATAAATGGTGCGACACCGATTTATTATCTTATTTTTCATTTTGCAACTGGTGACGAATATGTTTCAGATCGTCAGATGTATACAGCTGATGGACACCTGACGAACGATCTTCTTTCTGGTGTTGTAAACATTCGTCAGTCAGCAGCCTTAGACGAAGCTGTGAACAATCTTCTATTGCCAAACACTGAGATAAAAATCACTTTGAAAAATACATCTTTGACAGGGTGGTTTTGTTCTAAGATTAATGTCAATCCTATAGAAAACACCAAAGTATCTCTATATTTGACATCTTCAGATTCTGTAGATAGTCTATTGATCGATAAATATTTGATTCGTGACCCTATAGAATATTCTGAAGATTCTCCTTTTGTCGATTTGACTTTAGTCACAAGTATTCTCGCACAGAATGTGACTATTGGCGGGATAGACCCTGCGACAAATGATTACTATCCGCTAGTTGTTGGCGCAGCAGCAGAAATAATAGGTAGCCCTTACGGTGATCAAAAAATTGCCAAAATAACCGCTACTATAAACTCTGGAACAACAGTTATTCCTACAGATCGGGACTTAGTAACAGCCGGGTTTCCTAGTTCTGGTGACCTCTCGTTAGGTTTTGGGACATGTCATTACGCTGGAATTTCTAGTCAAAGTTTTACAGGTGTGACAGGAATTGACATAGAGGTTCCTGTAAATTCCTACATATGTGCGTTACATAACGACATAACGTTTGCGTATGGAATTGGCCCAGTGGACATTGCAGAGCCATTGTATGTGAACGGAGAAATTTACGAATACGATTATACTGTTTATAAAAACGAAACCACTGTGAAAGTTGTGTTTCCTGACAGTTTGCCTTATCGCATTCAAACTTTATATGAAAACAAGCATGTAAACAATAACTTGTCGCAAAGCATGTACTTAGATTCAAGTTATTATATTGCAACCTATGACAGTTATAACATTACCAGTGATGCAGTAATCACTTATATAACTAAAAATACTGCGGCACCGTGGAGTTCTCGTGTTTTGTTTAAAAAAGCTATTAGTTTAGACTTTCAAATCCCAGAAGGTGCTGTAATAACATCGACTAATATATATCTGAAAGTTAGTCTAGGGTCTTATTCCGGTAGCCAATATGTAGGTAAAGGGTATACGGTTATAAGCGGTAAACTACACGGTGTGGAAATTTATGGCAAATTGAATCCGTCAACAGTACAATCGGATTATTGGAGATATGTGACATGGTTGTACGACAAAAACAACATAACAAAATCCAATACTGTTGTAAATGACCCTGACCAAAATTATTTCCAATTAGAATTTACAGGGTTCGATTTTGTGTCACCGCTGACACAATTCGGACCTTTTCAGACATCTGAATTTTTCGAATTTTCAATGTCTGTCACTTATGAACAAGTGAAACCCGGGTATCCTAAAAAAATCTACACTGTCACAACGTCTTTGAGTATTGGTAGCTCTTCAGGTTCGATGAACCCTAGCACTCTCATTCAATCCGTAGTCAAACAACAAAGTCCTGATACGAAAATAGATTCGGCATCATTCCTTAACTGTTACAATTGGTTTGAAACTAACAATTATTCTTTTGCGGGTACAGTTGACGGCGGAATGTATTGTCTTGACCTACTCAAACATTTATTGTTTTTGAGTAGGAGTTATTTGACTTTTGCTGGAGGATATGTGAAGCTGCATATTTCACAACTTCCTAATTCAGCAGAATCGAAGATTATTTCGACAGAAGACACGAGACTGCCGAAGAGTATAAAAATCAAAAGACAACCGGTAGACGATATATCGAATAATATTACGCTTCGATATGATTATAATCTGACTACAGAATTATACGACTCGGTGTATAACAATTTTGAACAAGATTCAATTGAAATTTTAGGTGTGCACGAAACGACGGTCGACGGATGGTTGATTGTAAATTCTGAGCACGCTCAGAATTTAACAGATTATTGGCTGGCAGAAAAATCTATACCAAAAACAGTTTTTACAATTAAAGAAACCGCCAGAATGACAGGTGTAGAGATCGGCGATTCTGTCATTGTAAAAACTGATTATTCAGATATTCGTTTTTTCACCGGCACAGTGATTAAACTTGACAAATCTCCAGCAACAAAAGACAATGTAACAACTTACAATCTAACACTGGTCGGAAAACTGAACCCACCGCCTAAAATAATCAATTTGTATGATGACGCTGTCAATGTTGTGGAGGTTAGATGGATAACAGCTATTGACGGTAATGGCCTTCATAGTTTAGCTATCAAATCTGATAACACTCTGTGGGCTTGGGGCTGGAATGCGTACGGACAGCTAGGCGACGGAACAACAACTGATCGCCATTCTCCTGTGCAGGTAGGGTCAGACACTGATTGGGTCGAGTGTCGCGGCGGTTATTCTTTCAGCGCAGGTTTAAAATCTAACGGCACATTGTGGACATGGGGACTGAATCAGTATGGTGAATTGGGTGACGGAACAACAACTGATCGCCATTCTCCTGTGCAGGTAGGGTCAGACACTGATTGGGTTAATTGTAATCTAGGTTATCGTCACAGCTTGGGAATCAAATCTGATAACACTCTATGGGCGTGGGGACTGAATCAGTATGGTGCGTTGGGTGACGGAACAACAACTGATCGCCATTCTCCTGTGCAGGTAGGGTCAGACACTGATTGGGCTGATTGTCGTGGCGGCTATCGTCACAGCTTGGGAATCAAATCTGATAACACGCTGTGGGCTTGGGGCTGGAATGTGTACGGACAGCTAGGCGACGGAACAACAACTGATCGCCATTCTCCTGTGCAGGTAGGGTCAGACACTGATTGGGTTAACTGCAGTGGAGGTGGTGTCCACAATTTAGCTGTTAAGTCCGATGGTACGCTGTGGGCTTGGGGCAGAAATGTGTACGGACAGCTAGGCGACGGAACAACAACTGATCGCCATTCTCCTGTGCAGATAGGTTCAGACACTGATTGGATTAACTGTGACGCAGGCTACGAGTACAGTTTAGCTATCAAATCTGATAACACTCTGTGGGCTTGGGGCAGAAATGTGTACGGACAGCTAGGCGACGGAACAACAACTGATCGCCATTCTCCTGTGCAGATAGGCTACGGTAGCCTATACAGAGCAGGACATATTCACTGTATTTCCACGACGAATCTAAACGATCTTTTAACTTGGGGCAGAAATCAGTACGGACAGTTGGGTGACGGAACAACAACAGATCGTCATTCACCTACAGTAATCGACGATCAGTATAGAGTGTTGAAAGAATCCTTTAAAATCAATGATTCTTCTATTGACATTGTCGAATTAATGGATGCTGAGACATCGCTCGGTTGGTCGATTGCTCCTTGGAGTATTCTTCCTTGGTCGGATAAAGCACCTACTTCAGGATGGAGCATAGACCCGTGGAGCACTTCAGGATGGTCAATTTAACAAAAGGAAAGAACTATGGAAATCAAAGAAAGACCTACAACCAAAGGAAGAGTGAAAGTTTTTAAAAACTTTCACTCTGGAAATTTAAAACTTTTAACAACTTTTTGGAAATCGAAAAGAAAGAAAGAGACATTCTACAGTATGTGGTGCGAAAAACTCATAAATAATTTATTGGGTGAACCACAACTTAATACTCACAACTTAATTGTAAACAGTGGTCTCAATGTATATCCGATATTGCTGCAAAATCAAACAGTTCCGACAATATCTGTTGCGATAGGGACAGATAACACTGCTGAAGCTGTCACACAAACTGCGCTGGGGGGCCAAGTAGCCGTCGATAATTCTCCTTCAGCTTCAGCTTCAGGAACAGATTGTGTTATTTATGCTATTATCGGTGCCGGTTGGAGTGGAACTTTTTACGAATTTGGGCTGTTTATCGGCGGCTATTTGCACTCTCGTATAGTTGATGCAGTCGGCAATACGAAAGCGGCAGATGAGCCGATAGTTATACAATGGACTCTATCTTACGCGAGAGGTTAAAATATGGGAACTTTTACAACAAACGGATATGTCTACAAACCTGATGTAGGCGAAACTGGATTCTCTTCGAATTATAATACCGGAGCGGATGCCACTGACACCCAAATTAAAGCAAACAAAGATCATAAAACAGCTCAGGATGCGATTTCAGGATTACTGAAATGTGATGGTTCAGGGACATATTCAGCGGCTGCGCAACCTTATTTAGTTAGAGGGTCGGCAATTACCCAAACTCCTACTGATAGTTACGCTGACGTTGTTGGTTCTTCGATTTCTTATACCCCTAAATCTGGAAGCTCTAAGGTTTTATATGGTTTCACCTGTCAATTGACAAGAAACACCACAGGGGTTGGGTACATATGGTTCAGACTTCTGAATAACGGTTCAGAAGTAGCTAATGCTAGGAGGTCGATAACAATCCCAGCTCAATACGATACGAACTTTACGTATTTTTATGTAATGGATTCGTGGACTGGCGCACATACTTTAAAATTACAGGTTCGATCACTTACAGGTAACATTGTATATATGAATGTGACTCAGTACATGGATGGTGCGGCAGGTGTAACGAACCAATACAACAACGTAGTCGTTTTAGAGTTTTAACATGGCGAATATATCTTTCTATTGTCAAGGACAAACATTAGAAATTACAAGTAACATAACGTACCCTAGTTCACCGGTTCCTTCTACAACGCAAGTAATCGAGAGGACACATAGCGGCAAACCAATTGTGGAAGATGCTGGAAACTATGAGAAATCTATGATAGTTTTAACATTCTCTAAACTCAAGAACGATGAATATGATCAGCTTGAGAATTTTGTCAGAAACGTAAGTCGCTGGGCGGTCTATCCGATAATCTATACTGACCCGGATTCTGTCGAATGGGAAGTAATCATCACTTCGAGGGAATTGAATTTCCCTCGAAGTGGGCCGTACTACAGAAGCGGTTCGTTGATCTTAGAGACTATATCGTAAAGTTTGTCGCTCAAAATATTAGATTTTTGAGCGACAAACACTGTTGACGTTAACGTATTAACGCTTGATGGATATTGCCTTTTCCGTCATAGCCACCCGTGATCTTTTTAGACTGTTGAAGTCTTCTTTTACAGGTGGTTATGAAGTCTTCAACAGTCGAACCTTGATTGTATTTCTGCGATGCTTTGAAGACTTCATAATCTTCTTGATCTCCGCCAGATTTGAAGATTGCAGTCATTTCTGAATCCATTTCACCGTAAGGAATCGTCCATCCCCAAGGACCGTTCGTTATATCTGTTTTCATCGTACCACCTCTATTTTACGAAGTTTAGAATCTGACAACAGAGTGTCTTTGTGGAAATAATACCTGCCGCTTCTTCGGCTAACTACCGTAATCATTGAATCTTTAATCTCTGTTACAAAGGCACTGTCGATATATTTTTCCCCGACAGCGGTTATTATCACTACCTTGTCCCCAGTCTTCATGATTTGCGCCTCCAGTCGGTTAGGGGAATCGTCGGTAAACTCATGGCTGAATATTCTTCAGCTTCTCGGCCATCTTCACCCGCACCGCTACCAGCTCTTTCTCCAAATCATCAATCTCCATCTGCACCACATCGATATCGATCTCCTCTTCCTCCTCAAAGGTGTCCACATAGCGGGGGATATTGAGGTTAAAGTCGTTTTCCTTGATCTCGGCGAACTCTGCCACATGGGCGTATTTCTCTTTTTCGGTCCGGGCCGCGCATATCGCCATAATCTTGTCGATATGCGCCTCCGAGAGGGTGTTCTGGTTTTTACCCGAAACAAACTCCCGGCTGGCATCGACAAAGAAGACGTTTTTGCATTCTTCACGTGCTCCGCCTTTTTCACGGGAGCGATCAAAGACCAGAATCGCTACCGGAATATTGGTGGTCGGAAACAGATTGCCCGGCAGACCGATTACGGCATCCAGCAGATTTTCCTCAATCATTTTTTGGCGGATACGGCCTTCGGTTGCACCTCGAAACAGCACACCATGGGGCACCACCACGGCAACGCGGCCTTGCTTTTCAAGAGCCGTCTCAACCATGTGGCTGATAAAGGCCCAGTCGCCTTTGCTCTTGGGCGGCACCCCGCGCCAGAAGCGGTTATACTGATCGCTCTCGGCATTCTCAGCACCCCATTTGTCCAACGAGAAGGGCGGATTGGCCACCACGCAATTGAATTTCATGAGCCGGTCATTTTCCACCAGCAGTGGGCTGTTCAGCGTATCGCACCATTCAATTCTAGCACTGTCAAAGCTGTGCAGGAACATATTCATGCGGCAGAGTGCCCATGTGCTGCCGTTGGATTCCTGACCAAAAAGGGCAAAGTTGCGGTTACCCACCGCTTTGCCCGCCTGAATCAGAAGGCCGCCTGAGCCGCAGGCTGGGTCACAGATGCGATCGCCCGGTTTCGGTCCTGCTAGCCGGACTACCAGTTCAGTTGCCTTCAGCGGGGTAAAAAACTCTCCGGCCTTCTTGCCGGAATCAGAGGAAAAGTGCTCAATCAGGTAGATGTAGGTATTACCGATCACATCCTCAGAAACGAGGCTGGGCTTCATATTGAGCTGCGCCTTGTGAAAATCTTCCAGTAGTTGCTTCAGGCGGCGGTTGCGGTCTTTAGTTTTGCCAAGATTGGCCTCGCTGTTGAAGTCGATATTACGGAACACCCCTTCGAGTTTTTTTTTGTTACTCTCTTCAATATGGTCGAGCACGATATTGATCAGCTCACCGATATTGGCGGCTGATCGTCGCTCATACAGGCTGTAATAGGTGGCAGGGAATTCATCCAGAACCGTTTCTTCACCGGTTTCCTTGTTCTTTTCAATGAGTTTCACCACAGGGAGAACAAAACGTTCACGTTCGAGCTTGCGGCGGATACGAACATCATCACCATACTGCTTTTGATATTCTTCGTAGTGGTCCTGCCAGACATCAGAGATATATTTCACAAACAGCATCACGAGGATGTAGTCTTTATACTGCGCCGGGTCAACAACACCCCGGAAGGTGTCACAAGCCGCCTTTACCGCGTTGTTGATGTCTTTTTGGTCAATCTTCATGATTATACCCTATTCAGTTTGTCTGCCCATTCAGTTTGTCTGCCCATGAAAGCACCCTCAAATATTCAGAAGGTGTAATATCTACCGCAGTTATGACAATCCTGTAATCATCGTAAGTTTTCTGAGGTTCCCCGGCCATAAAAAATTCTTTAGCTATCGGTCTACTCATGATCTGCTCATAACTCATTTCCCATTTTACAGAAGGTGCGTTCATTTTGTCCTCGGTTCGTTGAGTTTTTATTTATCCTCTATAAGTATAATAGAGGATAACAAGACCGATGTCAAATAAAAAATTACTCCTCGGTATAATAAAGTCCTTCGACGGTGACGTTCACGGAGCCAGATACCACAATAACTGCAACCACGATGTCCCCATTTCCAAAACCTGTAGTATCTCCAGCAGGATAGAGAGTTGACTTTGGTGTAGCTGCTGACGAAAGAGACCCAGAAACGGTTATATCTTTCGTCAGTATGTGAGACGAATCAACAGTAAGTCCGGGATGTTGCCAGTATAAATATTCACTGAAAGAAGTTCCCACAGCTTTTGTTTCTTGCCAAGATTTGAAACAATTGAAAGTTCCAGAAGAACCGTCGACATCCGACATGTAACCAAGACAAATTTCGAATTCCGACAATGCTTCAGCGTCTACCTGCGCCTGAAGGAATTCAAGGTTGACCACATTATCGAATTCATGTGGATAATTGGCGGTATCTGACAAATCAATTATCTTAAAAAATTGATTTGTTGTAACATTTGTTGCTTTGAAATGTACGAAAGAACCTTTGGTTATCCGCACATTGTGTGAGTTGCTGTATGCCATAATTTATTCCTTTTTGGTCGTAGTAGTTGTCGTTTCTGTGCTGGTAGTTGTCACATCATGTTTGTCTGTATACTCACTGCCTGTAACAACGGTACCCTCACTTGTAATCTTATCACCTGCTGCTTGTACACCTGTTTCGACGGCACCCATCGCGGATTTAAATGCACCGTAAGCGAACGCAGGCAATGCCACACCTTTAACAAGATTTAATCCGTCTGAGGTAATCTTAGACACGGTCGTTTCTGGTGCATCTGGTGCGTTTTGTTTGAGCAGATCGGCAACAGCGTCCGACAATGATCTGTTGCCGACACTCAAAGCCAATGCAGCAAACGCAGCGGATTGTCCATCTTTTAAACCTACTTGACCAACAGCCATAGCAGAAGCCTTTTGTACCTCGGCGAGTTGAGAAATAGCCTGTTTTTGTGCTTCTCTGAGTTCTTTTACAGTCTCTGAGTGAGATTGAAACTGCACTGTATCAGCGTTATCGATTGAAGCACAGGAAACAAGCAAAGGTAGAATCGCAATTGTCAATAGTTTTTTCATTATTCATCTCCAAAGACGTAGAAACGCCATTTATCTGTAACTTCAACCGTAACATCAGTCATCTTGTGACCGAAACTATTAACAACATCAAATACGTTACTGACAGATGTTTTTTGAAGCCAGTATTTTCCGGCATAAAAATATCCGTTGACAATCGTCATCATTCCTTCTCGGTCAGACGCTGTGCCAACTAAAAATTTCTTGCTCATTTTATCCACCCTCTATCAAAGAATTCTTGTTGCAAAGGTTTCATAACCCGCTGTATTTCCGGGTCAGCTCCTGAAGCGCACCGTTGTGAAAATATATGCCTCCACTCATTCATGTCAGCCATCACATACAATTCTGTTTTAATATCCTGTGGTAAACATCCGCGAGCCTCTTGAGGCTTAAGACCTTGTTGAATTCGTCTATTGTATCGATAAAAAGCGTTTTCGCAATCATCTGCGAATAATTCAGATTTTTCAGTGCTATCAACCCATAAAGGTTCGATGAACGTCATTTCCTTATCGTATCGACAATACCTTTGCGATTCCTGCATAAACGAACAAACTCTATGTCTTACGATCTGATGTGAGATAGCCCTGGAAACGGTAAATTTCACAAGGGGTCTACGATGGAAAAGCGGTGTCGGTATGATCGCAGCGCGGCGAATATGAGTGTTTGGAACGGGAATGTCTCTTTTTGTGAAAATCCTATTTAATTTCGGGTCTTCGACGAAAACAGCCCTCGCGTTTAACTCTATATCACCAAAAGGGTTACTGTCTATCATATCCAACCACACTCTTAAACTGGTTGTGATTATGACATCTGCCGGGTCATAATCAATAAATGTTGAAATATAAGGATTGCTGCGCAAATATTCAGTTCTCTTGAACGCCTTGCTGTAATGTACAAATCGAAAACAGACGCTAATTAACCCAAATTCCAACACGCTGTTGTGACCTAATTTAATCACAGTGTTCACGAATTTGAAACGACTATTGTCTTCGATTTTGTCTTCAGACTTGTAACAAATCCTACCAACTCTTTCAATTCTTTGTAGAACTGTGTCGTTGTTGACGATTGTTTCGGCATTAGGTTTTACGATCTTAATCATGATAATTCCATTTTATTTTTGAGATCGGTTATTTTTTCAGTCTCTTTGATGTAATAGTCGAAATTCAATTTCTTATAATCGAAATCTTTCGACTTGTTGCAGAGTGCAACATTGAAGTTCTTTTTGACAGCGAACCACCTCTCTTGGTCTGGTTTTTTCTTAGTTGGTGGCATCCACTTGTACAATGAATCGTTGGTATTTGCCACATAATATCTCACACATTTATCTAATTCAAACTCTTTGTTTAAAAATAACTTGGAGTTTGAATTTACTCTTGCTCTGATCATAAAATCGAAAGCATCATCGTTGTCACACAGTGTTTTGGCTATTTTGATGCCATGTAGTAATTTACGTTCTGCCGCTTTCTGAATAGCCAAACTGGATTGATCTTTGTGCCATTCTAAATTATATTCATAGCAGCCTTTTCTTTTAACTTTTCCTGATTTATATTCGGCTATATAGTTGTTAACATCTCGAATGAACATTCTATTATACTCGTTTGTTTCGAGTGTCAATTTTGTTAATTTCTCCCAACGTCTGCATTGATCAGATACAATATCCATATTTTTTTCATGAACAATGAAAGTCAACCCGTCAGTATTGGCCTGTATTAACTTCAACCCAGGTACGTTTTCAATCAAAAATTCAATAAGCATGGTCAATAATAATTGACCATTGATTGTTATTGACATTGTATAACGAAAGTCAAAAAACGGAGAATACTTGTTGTTAGAATCACCGTAAACACCGTTCAAAGCTAATTTTAACGCTCCATTCATTGGTGTACCCTTCTGATATTCCTTCCTTTTGTGGTATAAATCTTCATAAATATCACAAAAAGTTTCGTTCAGATGAGCAGGATATAACTGATTAGCGATCGCTAGATTCGGGTAATAACTGGCTACATCCACATCAACGATCTTAAAACCTCCATAGGATTCTATCACAGTGTGTTCTAAACTTCCATGCAGTCCACCTTTTCCGTAGACCAAAGGCACCCCAAAACTATCAAACTTGAGGTTTTTGAAAACGTCTTTCATACCACCTGGTTCAGCGGAAATAACAAGGTTTTTAAACTTTTCAAGAACCTTGTTTGCCTCACTGTTGTTGAATTTTATATAAGGAAATACTATATCATCTCCAGAGACAGACGATCTTACGGTCTGTCGCATTGTTTTCTTGCCTGATATTCTTTCGTAACATGAACCGGGCGAATATTCTTCGAGACTGTGAATGAATATTGCTTTACCGATCTTCGTATCGTTATGGTTTGAAAAATCTATACCATATAAGTCAGTCAATGACTTTCTGAATTGCAATGCTGGTATACATTGTAAAAAAAACTTATATGTCGCTACAACATCGTTGATATTATACTCGATAAGTTTATTGCATTGATCGTTTGAAAGGCTAACATGAGGACTATACGGCAATGACTCAACATTCGATAATCGCATGTTGAATTCAAGATTCTTCAATGATGTTCTTCTAGCTTCGTTATCGAAGTGATTGATTAAATACAGGTCGAGTTGCCTGACCAAACAATCTCTATCCCAAATTACGTTCGCGTATCTGTTATACCACGGTGTTTGTATTATTTCTTGTGCCCGTTCGTACAGATCGTGAGCGGTTATATGTGCTGCATTATTGATGAGATAATGCAGCACAGGGTAATCAAACATCACGTTATTGAAACCAACCATTGAATCCCCTTCAGACGACCAAGAATACAAAGTATCGATAATCTTATCAATTTCGTTTTTTCTGTCGGAAATCTCAAGAACTTTGTATTCTTTAGTCTTCCAGGTTCTCCACCCCAGTGTGAAAATATTCTTGTAGGTTTCAATATCGTAGATGTGATACATTTTATTCCGAACGTTTAGATTTATAGAAAGCAATCAGCTTGTCGATTGCTTTACCCCTTGATGGCCCTATAGAATCCAAGAATTTCCAGTTCTCACGATGCAGTGTAATCGTGGATATTATTCTATGGATTTTTTTTATCGTACCTTTCGGCCTGCCGACTCTTCGTTTCATTATAGATCAACGTCCACTTTGTCGAAAACGGATGAATAATCTGTTTTCTGTTGGATTGGTTCTCCGTCAGTTACTTTGCTGACAGCGAGCTGATTGAGATATATACCTGGATTGCCGCGTCTGAAATCTGTATCCCCGTTACCGGCAACCCTGACATACACCTGTGCGTAATCACCAGTTTTGAATTGTTGATCAGAAATTAATTCTTCTTTAGTTTTACCGTCGATTATCTGCGGCGCAAAAGAAGTTCCGAATTTGAAAACCCAACAACCTGAATATCCGTCACGGTCGCACCAGTCCTTATGATCTCCGTCTATGATTTTCCAGGAGAAATTCTCAGACGGGAAAGTTATCATGTCTTTATGCGAGGGGTAATCAGCCTTAGCGGCTTCGACTAAACTGTCGATGAATCTGTCGACAAGTTTATTGGTTTTCTTTACTGCCATCGAAAACCAATAACTTTTTCTAGGGTTCCCATCCTTGAATGTCAAAGGTAATCCTTTTTTGTTCGTTGTGGAGAAAGTGAATGGTGTTCCTTGTACAATTCTTCCGATAGGTGTTAATAATTCCATATTCAAGCCTCTATTAGTTTTATTTTTCCGTCAGATGTTTCTGACAATTTGTCCACCATGCTTTGTGGTATGCCTGCCGCAATTGCCTGTTTCGGTGTGATCAACGATTTGTTCTCGTCAAGTTTACCAAACACCTTTAACAACTTCAAGGCTTCTTCTTGATTCTTCCAGGTCATTTGACCTTTAGATTTTCCTAGTTGCAGACCCGGTAAGGACTTGCCGTTATTCAAATCGTTTATGGCTTTTTCTTCCTCCAATATCAAAGATTTTTCAGCGAGCTTGCGAAGATACTTGAGTTGTTTGATTCGCATCGCGATGTTATAGTCTTCACAATCTTCGAATCTCGTCTCGCAAATATCACCCAAGATGTCTAATGTCTTAGAGATCGCTGGGCATATGCTCTTGTGATCACAGTTGATACAATGAGCACCTGTTTTCACGGGTGGATTTGGTTCGTCACTAAGAACAGCAGCCTTTCTCAGTCTCTTGATATAAACTTCCAACTCTCCTCTGGTTATAAACCATTTCTTTACAAAGGATTTCCTTGACTTTGGTTGGATAATGTATAACCCAACCATTTGAGTCTCTGGTGCAAAATTATCAATCAGCCCTTTAGCGTATGCAATCAATTGATAATTTTCAACAGCTTCAACTTCGCCCCAGCCTGTCTTGAAGTCTATTACGTCTACGCTCTGTTTGGTATAAAATCCGGCATCTAGCACGCCTCTAGCTTCAGGATGAATGGCCGGTACCGAAAGTTTATGCTCGATTAGTCGTGTCCCTTTGTTGGAAAAATTATTCACGAAACCGACATACTGATTGACTTCTGGTTTACTGCTTGCTCGATTTGAGAGCAAGCAGTCTTGGGCTTCTTTATGTAGCTCAATACCGTCGAGAGCTGCTTGACATCTCTGTCTTTTCCGTTCCTTAGACAATCTTACATACGCTGGGCAGTGTAAGATTGTCCCGATCTGTGATAGATTCATTATTTTGGTATATATTCGTTGCAGATAGATTTATTCTTTACAGCGAAATTTCCGAACGAACATTTTATACTTTTCCGTAAAGTATAAACTTCTCCAGACCAATCCTTGTGTTCTTCCTCAACACATGTGAAATAATGACATGTGTTGCACTGTTTCAGTTCTGGTTTTTCTACATAACCCTGATTGCGTTTTGCTTCTGATTGCTTTGACATTTTATTATTCTCCTACAGCTTCGTTTAATAATTCAAGAATCTCTTGCGGCTGTTTTTCAATATCATCAACACTCAGCAACCCGTTCTCATCGAAAATGTTCATCATTTCTTCAATGGACAATTCCCCTTCTTCAAGCCTTGAGATATACTTTTTCTTGACTTGAACCGCGAAATCATCCGTCTTACTTTCATCGACAGGTTGTAGACCTTTTTTGACTCTCCAACGTCCATCTTTGGTCTTTGTCTTGCCCATAGAGTGAACCGCTGGATTCCATTCTACGCCGTCTGCATCGGTCTCTGAGGTCTCTTCAGACCAGTCTGCATCGGTCTCTGAGGTCTCTTCAGACCAGTCTGCATCGGTCTCTGAGGTCTCTTCAGACTGGTCTGCATCGGTCTCTGAGGTCTCTGAGGTCTCTTCAGACCAGTCTGCATCGGTCTCTGAGGTCTCTTCAGACTGGTCTGCATAGATTGTATCTCCGGATGAAACATTTACGAGTTCCGAAGATGTTTCTATCTTGAAGGGTTTAATACCATCCGCGAATTGTAAAATCTCATTCGCTTCAGCTGTTATCGAAGGTTGTTGTGTAAATAAATCCAATAACGATTTCAATTCTTCGATGCTGTCAATTCTTAGTTTCATAGTATCCTCTGTTCAAGTGTGCATTAATCTTATAGCGGTATAATAAACTACTGTTCAACCGTTGTCAAGAAGTTTTCCAAGAATAATTGACATTTTTTTATTTGTCAAAGATAAACACGAAATGGTGTCCGTACCAGTCATAGCGTAAAATTTCCTGAATATTTCTGACAGCTTATAGTTTTCAATCACTCTATCGAAAATCCATTTTCTAACCGTTTTATCCAATAGTTCTCTGGTTTTTATTTCCTCCTTTTTATTTTTCGCTGCTGAATATGCGGCAACGGTCGGTGCACCGGCTCTGAGCATTTTGTTTTTCAACTCTTCCGGCGACTCAGAATTGGAAATCAATAAATTGCGTTTCATTTCTGCGATTGTTTCCTTATCAAGAAGAGTGAGATCGCCATCTACCATGTCAGGAGTAACACGTTCTCTTTTCTTAGGTTCATAACCACAGTAAGGGCATGACATTTCTGTTTTACTGTAAACCATGCAACATTCTGGACATGGTTTGATTATAGATACTTGTGACTTGCTTGAAACAACACTAGAACCTCTATCTAACGACCATACTCTATGCTGATCTGGCAACCCGTGTCCGCCGTGTTCAGGCATAACGTTGCCCACATGATCGATAATCAGACCGTACTGTTTACCTTCGCAAGGTCTGAGAACTCTACCAACTGCTTGCATATACCAGCCCAACGATGCAGTTTTTCTGCCCATGGAAACAACTTCGATAGCTGGTAAATCGAAGCCTTCAGCGAATAAATCAACGTTGATCAATTGATGGATTTCTTTATTTCTAAACGCTCGAACAGCATCAAATCTTTCTGCGTCTGGTGTATTCGAGGTCAAAACACATGATCTGATGCCTGAAGCTCTAAATTGTTGGTTAACATCTTCGCACAATTTAACTGATGGCATAAACGTTATTCCGAGTTTCCCTTGAGCGAGCTTCTTGTAATTATCAACAATATCCCCGATTATCATAGCTTTCTCGGTTCTGGAGATAATTTCTTTCGTTGTCCAGTCACCGTCAGAACCTTTTTTTGCGCCGGTCATGTCAATATATTTTCCGGGAAAGTATATCCGGTATTCGGTGAGATTACCTTGTTCGATGTGCCACTCGACATTTTCACCTTCAACCATCAAATCGAAAATGCCATCTGCATGAGAGCCAAGACCCTTCTTGTCTGTCCGCTGCGGTGTGGCGGTAACACCCAATCCTTTCGCATCACCAAACGAATTCACAGCTTTACCCCACATGTTAGAATTCAAGACGTGGTGACCTTCATCAATAATCCAGTAATCGTAATGCGTTAGGTCTTTATTTCTTCTGACCACAGTGTTGACACTCATTACTGTTAATCTCGAGTCAGGTCTATAGTAGCATTTGCTCAGCTCGTCATATTGAATTTTACAAATTGATCGGATTATGTTACTCGGAGCTAGAATACTGTGGTTAATCTCATACTTCCCGAGTGTCACAGAAATCTGTGACAATAATTCTTTACGATGCACCAACAACGCAACCTTAAACCCTTGATCTGATAAAACTTTCGCGATATGACAGAAACAAACCGTTTTACCTGTCCCGGTCGGTTGAACTTGAAGAATTTTATTGTATCCAGAATTCCATGCTTCAAAAGTTCTGGATACAATATCAGTCTGATAGTCTCTGAGTTTCATCGATCAAGCCTTAAAAACAGCAATTTTATTCTTATTTGCTAATTTGTGAGAATATTTGACATGTTTTGACATTTCTATCAATATCAAAGATTTGCAAAGAACGGAATCAGGTATCGATACAACGAGAGATCGTTGCAAACACAACTGTTTCAGTTCATAGAATTTACTGAAAACTTCTTCGTCCAGGTCGGTAATCAAGGTATCAGAAATATCAAGAATATTGATGAAACCGCATTCAATTATTAATTCAGGCAGTCGATCTATTCTGAGATTGCTCAAATCCAACCATGTCTCACCGGTTTTTATACAACGTTTAACCAATGCTTCAGCTTTCTTCACATCCGTCTTGATTTTTTTACGATGTTTTGCGATGAAGATCGGCGATGAATTAGGTTTTTTGATTGTTTTTGGGTCAAAGTTTATCCATTTTTCATTTTCCGTGAGGTATGCAAATCCGTCAATCCCCAAATTATATCTAACTGTGATTATCCATTGCATATTACCAATTTTTGAAGGAAACGGAAGGTCTAAAAACTCCTCAGCAACAATCTCGTTGCGCTCATTGTAAATGTGATCTATAATGTCTATGTCTTCGAAGTCACTAATAGCTTCGAGAGCTTCTTTCTTTGTGTGATATGTTAATAACTTCACGAGAAACCTCATATGAAAAATGAATCTTTAGTACAGCAAGAAATACGATTGAAAGCGTCGCAGAAAGGTGTCATTCTTTGGCGTAATAACTCCGGGTGTATGAAAACACCATCGGGCGGTTTCGTTCGTTTTGGACTAGGAAACGAATCCAAAGAGATGAACAAAAAATTTAAGTCTGCTGATCTCATCGGTATAACCCCCCATGTGATAACCGCTGACGACATCGGTAAAACGGTTGGTATCTTCACAAGTATTGAGGTGAAGAAGGAAGGGTGGAAAACTGATAATTCCACCCGGTCTAAAGGTCAATCCGCTTGGGCAAAACTGATCACAAGGTTAGGAGGCATATCAAAGATTATCAGTTCGCCAGATGATATATAAACACACCTTTTGCGCGATCTTCGATGGTGATTTCACAAGAATCTAAGTCGCCAGATAACTCGGAACAGTCACCGTACAACCCGGAGCAATCACCGCGCAACTCGGAGCAATCACCAGATAACCCGGAGCAATTTCCAGATAACCTGGAGCAATTTCCAGATAACCTGGAGCAATTTCCGTATAACTCGGAACAATCACCAGATAACCCGGAGCAATCACCGCGCAACTCGGAGCAATCACCAGATAACCCGGAACAATCACCAGATAACCTGGAACAATCACCAGATAACCCGGAGCAATTTCCGTATAACTCGGAACAGTCACCAGATAACCCGGAGCAATTTCCGTATAACTCGGAGCAATCACCAGATAACCTGGAACAATCACCGCGCAACCCGGAACAATCACCAGATAACCTGGAACAATCACCAGATAACCCGGAGCAATCACCGCGCAACTCGGAGCAATCACCAGATAACCCGGAGTAATCACCGTACAACCTAGAGCAATCATCAGATAGCTTGGAGCAATCTGTTTTTATAACAAGCATCTTCTTCATTTCGGCTCCTTGTATGTTTTAAATTTCTCTTGATCGAGAAACGCTATGAAGTCTTCAATCCATTCTTCAGGGCTACAACCTTCTGGGAATTTCCCTTTATTGAAAAGGTTTTTGATCGAGAAAATGTAATCGTTTACCAATTCTGTCAACATTTCTTGAGCTTTTTGGTGATTCAACATGATCGCTTCTCCCTTTCTTTAAGTTCTACGATGGCCATCATATTCCATAGTTGATGATAGTAATGCGGAAGGCCTGATTCATCGTCGTTCCCCACCGTCAATCCGTGTCTCCACATAGCATCGGTGTATCTTTCGACTGCGTTATCGACATCCTGCCAACTGTTTCTAGCATACTTGTTTGCGCCGAATGTCCCAACTTCGGCGATAGCTTTCAATGCTAGCGGAAAATCAGCGAGAATGCCAGCTTTCAACTTGCCGGCATCGTATTTTAGACCACCGTTACATCCCGTCTGTTTGGTTGTCATTATGTCGTGACATTTATCCAGGTTCTTAAAGAACTCTTCAACTTGGAACTTCTCAAACCTTGTGTGTTCATACACTGTTCTATAAAATGCCCCATACATTTTATGAATGTCGTACTCATGAGTTAAACGATCGACTGTTTTCGCTCTTGCCGAGTTGGTGAAGAACAACCACAAGACAGTATCGACACTTAGTAAGTTCTTGACAGTTTTCGATGCAATCTTTACAATGGCGCGATCGATGATTCGACACATTTCGTAAAAATTACATTCTTTCTGGTCGGTATAGTTCTCGATACTGTGTATATTATCGAGAATTGTCAATAATTTGTGTTTTGCAGATTTCATTTCGCGCCCTCTATTGAAGAATTTATCTTATATAAAAATAATAAACCCTCGTAAGGTAAAAGTCAAACGTTATTTTTGACTTTTAACGAAAATTTCAGAAATATTATTAGATTCTGAAATTTCAAGAGTTTTCAGGCAGTACAAGCTGTGTCTGACTTTGGTACCCGGTGAATATGGACATCCTGGAGTATTCGGAACCAATCCGGCTACAGGAAGTTCTTTAGTTCTTGGAGATATTTTCATGTATCCCAACTTGTCAAGCCCTTCGGATATTTCATTCCATCGGGTGGGTTTGTAACCGAGTACAGACGCGATGGCACAAGAGGAAATAAAACCATTCTTGAATCCTTGAAGACCTTCGTCGATAGCCTCTTTGATTTTCTGAACAGACACAGGTAAACTGTCAATTGTAGCGTCTGCTGTACTGCTTGTTTCTGGTGCTCTGCTATGATTGACAGGGTTGTACTCTTCATCAATTTCGAAATTCTGAAGATAATTCGTCACAATCGCAAATCCTTCCAAATCAAGCCATTCGTTCAATTCGGAAAAATATTCTTTGGTCAATCCGTCTCGGACGAGATCATCGTGACATTGCTGAGGCGTGTAAAAAATACACCATCGGCGGGTGTCTCCGTTTACTTCAACCGCGTCTTTATGGTTTGTGCAGATCATGAAGTTAGTGTAATTACCGCGCTGAACAGGGTCACAATACATCTTGCGAATGCTTATTCGATGATTCGTAATCATGTCGTTGAGATCATCAACGTTGTCCTTGTAGTGAACCTTTTTGAGTTCATCTATGCCAACAAACAATTTTCCTTCTAACCACCCGTTGAAATTATCACCAAATATCTTTTTTGCTGACTGAACAGACGATACTTGGTGACCTATAGCTTGTTCTACAATCCTCATCAAAGTCGTTTTACCGTTGCCTTGAGTACCTTGTATGACAGGGCACCAACGCACTTTTTTACCTTTGTTTTGGACTATTGAAGCCATATACGAAAGAATTAGTTTTTTGTCTTTCTGATCAGGGAATAATTTATCAACAAATTCTTCAAATCTCGTTGCGTCACCTGATCTGCTATCAACTTCAGGGACGGCGAAAGCATTCACAAATTTAGAATCTGGAAAACCAGAATATTTCAAACCTTCAAGAATTTCACCGTATTCTCGGTTCGGTTCGTATAGAACATCTTCACATGACATAGGAATGCAAGCCTTGGACTCACGAAATGCCTCGTATGCGCTTTTTGTATATTTTTCGCCGTCCCAATCGAGTGCATAACTGTAGTGATTATATAGACCGTTGAAAGCGTCTCTATCTAAAACCTGATAGCGAGACGAATCAAAAATAAGACCAGATTTCCACAGGTAGACGCAGTGTTTGAATAGCTCTTTCTGCATTTCTATCGAAGCGTATCGACCATTTTCGTTAATGTCTTTGACATGATGATCATACGACGGTGTTTTGCTTGCAGTCTTTTGAATTGTCGCTTCATTAATGTTTGCTACTTTTTCACAGGTGGCACAAGCGTTAATGATCGTGCGTTTTCGATAGTCATCCCTATTCTGCCATTTTTCTCTTTTACCGAGCTTAGACCTCGAAAAGAGTCGTTCAATTCGTTCACAATTTCTTCCCGTCCAGAAAGCCAAATGGCTGCATAGAGCGGCATCGGCTGAAGAATGATCATTGGCGTATGTTTCTTCGATAAATTCTTCATCGGCTTTCCATAGGTTGCGAAAGTTGTCATTGGTCAGAGCTTTAGCAATCAGAACATCGTCATTCTTCGAGCCGCTCCAGTCGTTGCTTGGTGTTTCTGTCCAGCGGTAGTTCAATTGTCCATCAGAAACGGGAAGCAATTGAAAATTATTAATAAATCCATCAATAATATCATCGCAGACACGATTAATATTATTTTTTCTCCCTTCGAATACGTTACCAGTGATAAGTACTGATCGATTTTCAGTATAGAACTCGATACCCAGTTTGCTATTTTTTGTCCTGTGTTTGTATTTCTCATTTAACTTACCTATGATATGAATGCCTTCTTCAGACTGAGAGATTTCTTGATAGCAATGCTCGAAATCATCACAAATCCTTCGAGCATTCTCTGAAAGTTGACCGTCAACAATGCAGTGATCTAAGTCGATCAGAAAATAACCATCGCCGATGATGAAATTACATCCTCTATCTTCACCCATGACGCGAGCCAACTTTACAGCTTTTTCACCAGTCATCCAGTTGTCCGAGTTCATCGCATCTATCGGATAGCCTCTATACGGGTGTACTGGGATTTTCCGCAACGAAGACACGAAACGCTTCTGAAAAAGGAAAAAATAGGGGATTTTCATAATATTGAACCTGAGACGGGTGTATTGACAAGATCTGGGATTATACAAAATAATCCCAGATCTTGTCAAGGTATTATTCAGATTCCCACGCTTCGCTGAAATTCTCATCAGCGAACAACTCCGCCAAACCTGTAATTTGCTTCAACCTCAACACTTCATCCATATCCATACCTAACTCCTTTGCGATTTTTTTATCAGACCAATTTTTCCTAGACAACTCCACAACTATATCAGACATCGCTGATATAGCATGTTTACCTCTAGCTCTATTGTGTCTAATTGTTGATGCGATTCTATCCCCACGTCCTTCTCGACTTTGGTTTATAGTGGTGACAGGTAAGTAACCTGTCACCTTTTTCTTCACATCATCGCATTCATTCCCGACTCGGTATCGATGAAATCCGTCTATAACTTCTCTCTTACCTTCTTCGTCCACCCAAGATACAATCGGTTGAGTGTACCCATCTTCTCGAATACTGTGTGTCAACAGTTCCATCTCGGGAGGAGCTACAGAATTTGGATTGTAATCGTTGGCAAAAATCGTATCATGAGGAACCCATATTACACAGTCCACCGGCTCATCTTTGAATGGTGATATTTTATGGATGATTATTTTTATCGCATTTATCGCATCAATCTTCGATGAATCATCCATTCCTGATGTAACTGATCGAATAATAGATTCGACTTCTTTTAACCATTCCGGTTTATTTATCTTTTCCATAATGGAAAGTATCCTCTTTGCATTTTTCTTTTAACCATATACTTTCTATAACGTTCGTAATTTCCAGATACGTTCGGTACGAAAGTTAACCCTTTACACCAATAATCATGCCGTAGCAAACATTTCGCTATTCTTCTCCAAGACGGGGCTTTCTTCGCAGCTTCTAGCGAATGGTGTACTTCGTCTGGTATATCACCTCTTATCGTACAGAAGTCGCCGTTTTCGTCGAAAAAACCCCCTTTTTCTGTCCACCATCTTATGAATGTAAATATTTTATCGTCATAATGATCTGCCAACTTTTCTGGCATGGAATTCATGATCAACATAGAAAAACTTTTCCATGTGTGACCTGGAGGGAGACTGATTTTCAGTTGTCCTGATATGTTACCTGAATATTTGACAAATTCTGCTCCAGAATTTGCTCCGTTGACTCTGGATACAATCTTTGCCCACGTATCAGGTTCCAGGATGTGAAACAACCATAGACCTTTTCGCTGATCTACACCGTATGGCTGACACAGTCTCTGCTGATGCAAAGACAATCCGGCACAACGCATAAGGTCATAGATTTTGTTATGGCACTTTCCGGTTTTTCCGTGGTATCTCCAAATGTCTTCAACCTTCCAATCATATATTGGATGAGTTGAATACACGGGTAAACCTGTTGACTTCTGTCGCAAACACCACATTTTTTTATTATAAAACTCTCTGTTGTGTTTCACGGAGAGTTTTAAATGCCTGTTAAAACTCTCCTCTGTTCTTATTCCGATGAAGACCGCTGTATCTTCTCCGCCGGAATACCATTTACCGAATTCGTGTACAAAATCTTCAAATTCCATTCCGGGAACGTAAAAAGGAAAGTATTTTTCGTCCGATATTACAAATTTATTTTTCGGTCTCGGTCGAACTAATTCCTTTCCGTCTTCCCAACATGTCCAACGCGGTTCGTATTCTGAAACAGCGTTGTCGAGAGATATCGGCAGACACACCCAATACGGTATTATCACGTCTTCGTATAAGTTATAAATCTCTTCAACGTGTTCATATGTGTGTCGGTATTGAGCTTCAAAATCGACACACAGCAATCCTACCTTGACACCTCTTCTGATAGCCTCTTCACACACGAGATGTGTCATGACCGTAGAGTCTTTCCCGCCACTAAAAGAAATGTATATTCTTTTAAAGTTATCAAAAATATAAGATATTCTTTCAGTGGCCGCTGTCAACACGTCAACACCTAACATTTTCTTAGCCATTTGCTGTTCCTCGTAGAAGTTTATTGTACTTCTCCCATCCCGCAGCGACCAGCAGAGTATAATAACGCTTCCACTCTGCTGGCATAGACTCGTCAATTTTCGTGAGAATGTCAATCATTTTACACGCTGATGATAATGAATTTCCGACACAAATGACAAGAGGTGTATGGACTCTCGGTAACGCCGCACTCTTGAAGTCTTCAACACAGTACTGGTTGTATCCAGCCTCTGTGTTCATTGATACGATATATCCATATTCAGTCGGTTTTCCGTTCTCAGGGTATATTATTGTTCTCATTTTTATCTCCTGTCAGTCGTTATTCTCTTTCACTACGGCATCCGTAATTCTCACTGCCTGCGGGCTACCGTTAACGTCGATAAGCAGTAGCCCGTGCTGTGCGAGGAACGGACTAATCCTCTGAACTGCGTCCCGCTTACCCTGTTCGCCAAGTAAATCGACGAACAGGGTGTAAATAGATTTACACCCTCCAGTCGGATATCTAAGACTGTAGGTCTTATCAGGACTGTCTTTTGCTAACGAGCGCATTTTAAAAACTATACTCAGAGCAAGATCAGCACGAACTTCTGGTGTTCTTGCTCCATCCTGCTTTAACGTGGTCAAAAGGGTTTGACTTAATAGGTAATCCGCTAAGGTAAGCGGATGATGCAACCTGTTTATAGTCAACCTCATACAAGCATCCAAACGGGGTATCCCCTATCTCATCCTCACCACGCATCAAACTATCCATCAGGCTATCATATGCTGACTTCCTGATAATATACAATGCGCCATCAAGATTGATGATCATTTCATAAACCTTTGGTTCTCTGATTTTCACCGTCATGATTTTTCTCCGTGTTGTTTCATATCAATTGTTCTATCTCACCCTTTATGCTGGTTGATTATTTATAATAAGAATAACAGAGATTGCAAATGAACGCAAATCAAAAATATTAATGATTATCATAAGAGTTTTAGATAGTGTTACAAACAGTCTATCTGTAACACTGAAAACAAAAGTTTATTTTTCTGAAAACAAAAGTTTAAAAATAGATAATGTTACAGATAGACTGTTTGTAACATTATCTTGTAGCGAAGTGATGAAATATTCAATAATATCATATGTCACGCAAACTGTCACAATGAATACAACGAGTTACGGTACAAGTTGTCCTGGCTGTCATTTGGCTGTCATTCGTTTTTTGTAGTCTTTTTATATACTTATATTACTT